TTATTTCATATAACTAAAAAATATTCAAAGATACAAATTGGATCCTATTCAACAATCAAGACAATAAAGATTCATTTTTAATTAAAAAAAAAAGTAAACATGAAGGAACTTTGGTTGAAAAAATTTTTATTTGTGAATATAAATGTTCCTTTTTTAATACATTTACTTAAACAAATTGATTGTAAACTAGAGCGTTTGGTGCTCCATTCAATGCGCCAGTGATTTTACCAACAGTAGCTTTACTCTTTATAAAATCAGTGACTTGTTGGGCCGTGGTAAAAGCATAATCAGCCAAAGCCAAAGCAACAACTCCGGCAACATGTGGTGCAGCCATCGAGGTTCCAGAAATAGTATTGGTTGCAGTATTCGATGTGCTCCAAGCTGATTGAATGCCGACTCCTGGGGCAAAAATATCAACACAAGTTCCCCAGTTCGAAAATGAAGCAATGGTGTCATTGCTAGCAGAGGCTCCCACTGTAATTCCAGAAGGTGCTCGAGCTGGACTAGAAGTACAAGCATCTACATTTGAATTACCGGCTGCAAGAACCATGACCATACCCGCAGCTGTTGCGGAAGCCACCGCATTATCCATTGCAGTGGAAATACCACCGCCTAGAGATAAATTAGCAACAGAAATTAATTTTGGGCTTGCCTTTTGTGTCATTCGATTAACTGCCCAATTAATACCAGAAATAATTCCAGATGTAGAACCAGATCCAGAGGAACTCAAGACCTTGACTGCAATCAATGTGGATCTTTTAGCAACACCAAAAGTGGAGGCGCCAATTGTTCCAGCAACATGAGTACCATGGCCATTACCATCCGAATTTGAACCACCAACAAAATTGGCTCCGAAAAAAGCTCTTCCACCGAATTGAGTATGAGATGTTCGAATACCTGTATCAATTACATAAGCGTCAATGCCCACACCTGCAGAATCAGGAAACGTATAATAAGGAGATGAATTTAAATCGCGGCTGGAGATTCGACGTAGACCCCAAACAGGATTCGTCTGGGTCGCAGAAAGAGAGACTTCTTTGTCTTGTTCAATATCCAAAACATTACTGTTCTTCAAATCATTCATGGTGATATTAAGACCTGCAGGAATTTTAATAGCTACACCTCTGAAAGAACCGATGGAATATTTTCCAAGTTGACCAGGGGGAACAAACTGTGTGCTAAAAGATCCAACAATACGAGAATTGGTCCCAACTCGAGAATTTGTATGAGCAGCTCTTACTTTGTCAGTTACAAAAGTCATGAAACTTGAAGCCAAGGAATCAATGGTTTCAGGTCCCTCTTTGAAAGAGACAATATATTGATTTGGGATTACTTTTTGACCAAAAGCAGCATTCAAAACAACCAAAAACGTAACAAATGAAATCATCCAAACTGATGTGTATATTTCAACTTTTAAAAAAAAATCAATTTTTTACTTTGAAACCTTTCCAACGTTGTATTAAAGTAACCGAATGAATTCTGTAAATAAAGCTTATTAATCTAGAATGTCCCGGCATATAACATTTAATAATTCCTAAGATATTAATTATTATAAAAATAATATATCAAATAAATATTAATTAATATTATAATTTTATATATATTTAATTCATTCGACAATAATTTACGATTTAAATACGTATCTGCTCCAATCAATAAATGAACTATAACCCCTAAAGGCACTATACTTGCATAATACATACCACTATTCTTTATATATTCGGGTACAAAAAAATCAATTATCATATATGCAACAATAAAACTAATCACTAAATCAAACAAGGCAATACCTTGTGCCTTATTGTTAAAAAATGGGAATTTTTCTATATCGATTCTGTAATCTCTTAATGACATATATGTATATAATACATTATATATTTTTTATACATAATTCTATTTACAATTTAAAAAAAAATGTAACTATATAACATATGTCCCAATTAGAGAAACTTAGTGGTAATGAGGTGTATACAGGATGGATATATGTTATAAAAAATACTATAAATAATAAAATATACATTGGACAAACATCAAAAAATTTATATATTAGATTTAAACAACACAAAAGAGATTGTGAAAAGAATTTTCACAATATGTTAATTCATAAAGCTATGAACAAATACGGAACTGAAAATTTTTTAATACGTCCTGTTGATATTATAAAATGTGTCACTTTAACAGATTTTAAAAAAGAGTTAAATAAACTAGAAATGTATTATATCAACATATTTAAAACAACAAATAAAGATATAGGATATAATCTTACAAATGGAGGAGGTGGATGTACAGGTAGAATCCTTAGTGAAACTACTAAGAAAAAAATTTCAGATTCAAAAATCGGAGAAAAAAATCCAATGTATGGTAAAAAATGGTCAAGTGCTAAAAGAATACAAATGAAAAATTTGATGACAGGTGAGAATAATCATAATTATGGAAAACCTTTATCTGAAAAAACAAAACAAAAATTAAGTAATGCTTTAAAAAATAGAGAAATAAGCATAGAAACTAGAAAAAAAATAAGTGAATCAATGATAGGTATAAAAAAGACAGATGAAATGCGTAAAAAATTATCCGAATCAAAAAAGGGAACAACATTATCTGAACAGACAAAACAAAAAATTAAAAATACGCGTTTAACTGGATCCGATAATCCAAAATCTAAACGTGTAGGTCAATATGATTTCGATAATAATTTAATCAATGTTTTTTTTTCAATGTCTGATGCTGCAAGAGAGTGTAAAACATTTCATTCTAGTATTTCAGCTTGTTGTAATGGTAAAAAACAAACAAGTGGTGGTTTTAAATGGAAATATATATTAGAATGATTTACAATATTATTAAATGAATTGATCATTTAACAACTTTGTTAAATGATCAATTTTTTCATTTTTAGTAGGTGTATGTACCAAATATAAAATAAAAAAGACATTGTGGATGTTTGAAGAATTTAAACATACGAATATATAATAGTAATATGACATTACCCGTTGAATTATTATTAAAGATATATGATTATTCTGATTCAGAAACGAGAATAAAGATGAACAGAATTTTTAAATGGTCATATTATGATAAGAACCCATTCCATAATAATCAGATTAAAAGTAATATACATTTTAGAACACTTGTTATGGGAACAACATTTACAAAATTTGCAATTTACAAAGGTATGACGATTATATTACCTTATGAGTAAATGTATATATTAATTATTTATTATATACACTTTAATACTAAATTATTTTTTTGGAGACTCGGATTCTATTATAGATAAAACATCTTGTTTCATCACTTCTGGAAACTCTAATTTACTAAAAAGATCGGCACTTTTTGCTATTACATCCTTTCCAAATTTTTTAATAATATACTCGTAAAACATATCTGATACCTTGACTATACTATATATAATCGTATACATTAAATCAAATACCTGACATTTATATATATCATCAACACACTTCTTCTGTGTAATACCAATCCACTTTAATATATCCTTTATCTCTGATATTACAACACTCGATTTTGAATCTGGATCATTTTGTAATAATTTTTCCATATTTATCAATGCCTTTTCTGATCTCGTTGTATATTTTGTCTTGTGATAATGAGTTAATAAATCTGACATATTCTCTATAAACGATATAAAATACATATACGGCTTAGATAAATTTATTTGATCCTTGTTCAAACATAACTGTTGATTTATCACTACATCCAAAAATGCACCTGATGTCAAATACGTCTCTGAACCATTGTAATTCACAAAACTTATAAAATTACTCGTCAAATAATCACCCTTACCAATCTTAGAATTTCGTGACATATATTCATCATATTTATCAACAATATTCTTGTAATTATCAACGTTTGATTTATACATATTCACAAAACCCAAAGCCTTGTCGAAAAATATATTTTTTTCTAATTTGTCCTCCAAATAACTATACATCTTTTCATATAATTTATCATCCTGTTTTAATATAAAACTCATCTTTAATAATAACTTTATATAAGACCATATCATCTGAGATACATCCATATCCAAAGACCCCTCTATAGATATATAATTCACAGTCCCTTTTTCATCTCGATTACATTTATGTTCCATTTTAAAAACCTCTTTATCTCGTTTACTTTTTGTAAATGACACACCATATACATTTGTATCAAATAATCCCTCCGAATCATCATTAAATATATTCTCTATTACCTTTATAAACTTCTTTATTATATATCCACATATCTCATATAAACTATCAACCGATATATCATAATCCGATGTCAGTTTTGTAGACCCTACACTCAATGCTACTATATCATCCGTATTATACAAACTCTTTGCACGTGTTATTACATCATACAATATAGAATCAACTATTGCCTTTCTAAAATACCAAAACAAAACTTTTACTAATGTCAATAAATCATACTCTTTACCAAATATCTCAACTATTTCACTCTTCGTTTCCTTATTTAAATCATTTAAATGATGCATTTTTAATTGTTTTATATTGTTCCAAGACAATCTACGATTCGTATTCAATAAATAATATACGTTACCACGTTTTTTTAATAAACCCCGCTTCACAAACAAATCGATAGTCTTTTGAGCTAATAAAGTCTTCATATACTTCTGATCTTCACCTCGAAACTTCTTTTTAAAATCATCAGATAAATCATCCATTCTTATCTCCTTGCAAACACCTTTGTTTTTATAATTTTTATACAACTTGGATCCACCTATTTCATCTATTTTGACGTCCTCTACACAATTAGAACACTCGTATAACACATACCTAATAAACTCGTCCAATGATTCTATATCATCAACACTATCACCTACAAATAAGTTAGCCAATGATACTTTCGATACAGGTTTAGTATCCAAACCCCCACCAGACTTATCCTCATCCTTATTAAAATAATTATTAATTCGCACACATAATAATTCCTTAGAAGATTTGTCCTTTGACGTTAATTTTATATCAAGGTCTTTACATATTTTTAAAAGATCTTCCTTTGTCCACCCACCTAAACCTTTCTTACATAATTTTTTTTGAAAATCTTGTTTTGTAAATTTCTTCAATTCAGCTGGTTTTTTCAATTTCAACACCAGTTTTGGAAATTTTAATATCTCATCTGATATTGACTTTTCATCTTTTGCCAATTTAGATAATTCTACGCTATCACTTACCTCTGGTTCTTGTTCTTTTTTACTTAATCTTAAAATGATCTTTGGTGCTTTTGGTGGCTTTGGTATTTCACTTACGCTATCACTTACGCTATCACTCACGCTATCACTCACGTCACTTACGCTATCACTTACGCTATCACTTACGCTATCACTCACGCTATCACTCACGTCACTTACGCTATCACTTACGCTATCACTCACGTCACTTACGCTATCACTCACGCTATCACTTACGCTATCACTTACGCTATCACTTACGCTATCACTTACGCTATCACTTACGCTATCACTTACGCTATCACTCACGCTTACCTCAGGTTCTTGTTCTTTTTTATTTAATCTTAAAATGATCTTTGGTATTTTTGGTGGCTTTGGTATTTCAATATCACTTACCTCATGTTCTTGTTCTTCTTTTTTACTTAATCTTAAAATGATCTTTGGTATCTTTGGTATCGCCTTTTTTTCAACAATTGGATACTTGTCACCATATTTTGCAACAAAATCCTGTAATAAATCAACCTCTTCTTGACTAAACAACATTTCTTCTTGACTACCCAAAACCCTCCTAACCTTATCCATCAATGTCTTCATCTTACAATTGTTATCTTTACAAGTATCATCAAAACTTTCATCAATAGTCCTTGTCAATATATTAGATATCTTATCCATTAAAGTCATCCTTTTCTCTGCACCCTCTCTTTTCTCTGATAATAACATCTTTTCTGATTCTACCTCAATCAAACGCTCTTGCTTTTTCTTCTTATTGTACTCTATTAATTTAGCTATATCATTCAAAAAATTATTTACAAAATCATTCAAACGTACATATTTATGCATCATCTCATACTCTGATTCACTTACAGTTTTATTAACGCCATTAATAACATCTTGTATTACATCTAATGCTGCTTGTAACACATCTATATCTAATTTATTTTCAACGTGTTCACCTAAAAATAACACAACTTTATTTCTCAAATCACGCAATACTAAAGGTGATTTTTCTACATTGTTTCTAATAAACTCATATACTTTTTTAGTTAAGGGACTTCCACTCGATGATTCTATTTTTTTACTTATTATATTTTTCCAATCCTCTATCCTCTCTCTATAAACAGGACCCCATAATATATTTCTAGATATATCAGAATCACCTATAACCATACCACTCACTAATTCTTCTGGTAATATAAAACTCTTCTTAATATATGTCGATTCCTTTCTAGGAACTAATTCATATTTAAATTCTGTCTTTTTAACATCAAGTTCAATCATTATACCAAGCATCTCTTGAATTAATCTATTAAAACATCCAAATAACATCTTTACTCTGTCAAAATCCAATTTCGTACGTTTTAACTCTTTACACACAAAAACTTCCGGTAATTCAACCAACACTGATCTCGCAACAGAACCTGTAAAATAACGCTTGTTATATAATTTACTTATATACATAGATTTACCACCAAATTCACCTAATACAACCAATTCATATGCAACCAAGCACGCTATTATCAGTTGAAGATCTATAGATGAAGAATATATATAGAAATTTTCACCAGAATCCATAATGCTCTTGTCAAATCTACCCAATACATCATCAACCTTTTCAACCAAATTAAATATATTTAATATATTTTCATCCAAATCAATAGAACGCAACACATTTTTTATTAAACTAACATATTTCTGTTGTTTATCAGACCAACCCTTGAACGCCTTAGATACACGTTCAACATCTCTAAACGTAAACGTCTCTTTACCTTCTGTATCTTCTATATCTTCTGTGTCCTCTACTGTGTCTCGTGTGTCTCGTGTGTCTCGTGTGTCTCCTTGTAAACCAAAACGATCTATATCTCTTTCATCAAACTCAATATCTTCTTGGTCTTGTTGATCCTGGTCGCCTTGACGATCTAGGTCGTCTTGTAGATATAGGTCGTCTTGTAGATAATCTTCTTCATCTAATACAGAACCAAAACTAAATCCTGGCATCATATCTCTTATTTCGTCCTTTGATATTTTAATCATTTCATTACTATCTAATGTATATCCAATAAAGACCTCAGTGTCTTTATCAACTTTTGTTACATTAAAATATTTACCATTTTTTAATAACAAGTCCTTGTAAAAAATAATATCTTCATCAACTGTTAAAGGCATATCATCCATAATAACTCCAACTCTCTTTTTATATATATTTCTTATAACACCCTGAATACCATTTAATGGACCATTCGTTATTTCAACTAAATCACCTTCAATACGAATAACATCACTTTCATCTAAGAAAGCAACTTTTTTACAACTACCCAAATACATATTGTTACCTAAATTAGTTAATATAACACAATTATCTATAATATCACCTTTGTTCAATTCTGTATATGATACAATATTTTCATTCACACTAACCTCTAGTTCTAATTTACCAGGTATTGTATATTTTATATCAACTTCTTTACCCTTGTATACACCACTCCTCAAAATACCATACTTAGAATGACGAAATACAGTATTTTTATCTGTAACCCTTCTATCAATTTCAACAAGTTTGTCTTCAAGTTTGTCTTCAAGTTTGTCTTCAAGTTTGTCTTCAAGTTTGTCTTCAAGTTCAAAATCACCTTCTATTTCTCTTATTAAATCATTAAACTCATCATCATCACTTGACGAATCACTTTTATCTTGATTCTCACGATTTAATATAGCTTCAGACAATAACTTATCCAAATCTTCTATATTCATTCTTTTTATTAATATTCAATAAAAAAAATAACATAAAATGCACCTTATACATTAATAAGTAAAGGCGTATTAAAGTTAAAGGCGTATTAAAGTTAAATGTGTATTAAAGTTAAATGTGTATATTATTATATTATTATATTATTTTGTGTATATGTTATATTATTTTAGTTAATTATACATTAACAGTTAATTTGACTATTTTGTTTGACAAATCTTCATAATCATCTCCACAAGATCTCTTTAAACAAATAGATTCTCTTCTCTTCATCAAAGATTCTTTTTCTTCCATAATCGTCTGTAAACTATTACTCTTCTCCATCTTTTTCTTTTCAACAAATATCTTTAATTTACCTGAAAAAATATCAAATGCCTTTTTCAACTCTCTAAATTTTAATTTATCCAATTTATCATCAGAATTTTCCAATCGCTTTAATACAAAAGGAGCATTATCAATGTTATCTATAACAAATTTATAAATAAGTTTTGAAAGATCCTTATCTTCTTTCTCTAAACGATCATTCAATGAACTCTTCAATTTTCTTATTAATTTTTGAGACTCTGGACCCCAAATAATCTTATTTGCCGTATCTACTTGTCTATCATTTACAATATCTTCAGTTGTTAAAAAATATTTAGGATATTGTCTGATAGTATTCGGTTTAGAAATAGGAATCCATTCCAGTTTACAATCATCAATACTAAAACATACTTTACCAAACCAATGATTCAATAATGTAAAACAACGTTCCATCATATCCTTTATAATGTCTGCATACTTTCCATTTTTATACAACATCTTCAAGTTTTTCTTGTCTTCACGTGAAGTCTCTATTAATTTCCAACAACTAGTTTCATCAAGATTTTCATACACATTAGTATAAACACTATCCATTATAGACGACTTTGTCATATAACCAGAATCATACAACTTAGAAACATATTTTCTAAAATCA